ATTTTACGGCAATCACTTATCAGCTCACGAATCCCGAACTAGACGACGTGGATCGCGATTCGCTAATAAATGCGTTTATGGGCTTACCTTTAAGAATAACCGATTTACCGCCTAACATGGTTGCCGGAACGTTTCAAGGATTCGTCGAGGGCTGGTCATTTAAGGCTGCCTATAACGAAATATCCATAACGCTTAATCTGTCGCCATTAAGTTATTCGCTGCAAGCTATGTCGTGGGAGCAAGTCAACATCGCCGAAGCGTGGAATACTATATCTGGAACTTTAACGTGGGAAACCGCGTTAGTCGTAGCATAAGGAGAAAACATGACTAATCCAACGAGCAATTTCGGCTGGCAAATGCCGACAAGTACCGATCTAGTTACCGACTTACCAGCTGATTTTGAAGTATTCGGTCAGGCGGTGGATACCGATTTCGTCGATCTATTAGGCGGCGCTAATGGTTATATCTTGTCTAAGGCAAGTGCGACAGATTTAGATTTTGCTTGGATACCTAACGATCAAGGCGACATTACAGCCGTTAACGTGACCGCACCGATTACAGGTGGCGGCAGCGCTGGAGCTGTAACTATTGGCGTCAGCGCGGCTTCGACAGCTGCGGCGGGCGTCGTACAGCTTAGCGATTCAACTTCCACCACTTCAAGCGTTCTAGCTTCGACTCCGACAGCGACTAAATCGGCTTATGACTTAGCTACCGCTGCTATTCCTAAATCCTTAGTTACAACAGCGGGCGACATAATTTATCGTAACGCAACAGTTCCAGCTCGATTAGGAATTGGTACAGCTGGTCAAGTATTACAGGTCAATAGCGGCGCAACCGCTCCAGAGTGGGCAACGGCTGCGACCGGCGGCATGACGTTGATTAGCACTACAACACTTTCGGGAACTTCGACGTCGATAACTGTTTCAGCTAACAGCTATAAAGATTTGGTCGCTTATATTTATGGCGTAAACCCTAACGCAACAGCAGCCTTAACGTTAAGAATTAATGGCATTACAACAGGCGTTTATCAAGAAACAATGACATTCGGACAAGAAAATGGCGTAGTCGCACACAATGTCAATAATTATACTGCTATGAATCTAAGCGTAAATGGTGCTCAGGCTGTTCAAACTGGCGTTACTACTAATGTTTGGGCTTTAACTTTTAGAGATGCTAATTCGACAGTTAGAAAACTAATAGCAACAAACGGCAATTATGTAAATTCAGCCAATAACAATGTCACGACAATTCAGACAGACGTAGTTAGTAGCGCAACATCAGCAATTTCAAACATAACTGTTATTTCCAGCCAAACTTTAACAGCTGGAACTGTCCAACTTTACGGAGTAAAATAATGACTAATCCAATGATCCGAATTCATAACACAGAAACCGATGAGGTTATCGATCGCGAGATGAACGCTGAGGAAATGTCTCAGCACAATAAAGATTTATTAGACTGGGCTCACGCAAAAGATTTGGTCGATCAAGCTACTGCTGATAAACAAATTTTATTAGATAAGCTCGGGATTTCGGCTAGAGAAGCCGCTCTATTGCTGTCATGAAGCTAACAAGTTATAACGGCTGGACGGCTTCAAAGGATCAAGCCGAAATCGGAGTTAAGTCCTACGCCATACCCGGGACTCAGTTAAAGATTCGTTGCGCGGAAGCTGTAGCACCTTTGATCGTAGGATTCTGTAAAGAGTTTAACGAGCTGATTGAGCCGTTAGATGGTGGACAGCTCGACGACTGGGGATTTGCATTTCGCATGGTTAGAAATAGCACCGACAGATTAAGCAATCATGCGTCTGGAACGGCGATTGACCTTAACGCGACTAAACACGTTCTAGGAAAGATCGGCACGTTCCCAGCTGAGAAAGTTCCAATGATTCGCGCACTTGCTAAAAAATACGGCTTATTCTGGGGCGGCGATTACAAGAATCGTCCCGACGAAATGCACTTTGAAATTAACGTAAGCCCACGAAAAGTCTCAGAGCTAATCAAGGCGCTGGGGTTAGGAGAAAAGTAATGAAAGAGCTAAAAGCGATAGGCGCTAGTTATTTGCGATCCGCGATTGCGGGCATGCTGGCGGTTTACATGACAGGCGAGTCAGACCCTAAGAAATTAGCGTGGGGTTTATTTGCCGGGATCGTACCCGTCCTAATGCGTTACTCGAATCCTAAAGACGTGGCGTTCGGGGCTAAAGGTAAGTGAACGCTAACGGCTGGGCTGCTATGGGCGTGGCAATAGTCACGCTCTTAGTGGCATTTATGACGGGTATTAGACATCTAGTTAAATACTATCTAAGCGAGCTTCGCCCCAATTCTGGAGCAAGCGTCAAAGATCAAATTTCAAGACTTGAAACTAGGGTCGATGAAATTTACACTTTGCTTATAAGCAATTCGACACGCCGCTAATTAAGCGTAAGGCTTGAAATTGTCAGACATTTAGTTCACCCTATAACTAGGGAGCGAATTAGTCGCACCCGGAATCGGGAGCTAACATGTTTACTATATTGGAATTGGCGATAATAAGTATTGTCATGTCTTTCGCTTGGTGTCTAGTCGGCTGGAGTATTGGCTATAAGCAAGGCGTCAAAGATGGCTGGCAACGGGGTCGAGCTGCTGGGCTTCGTTGGGCAACAGATCGCGTTCGTAACTCATAATGGCGCTGCCACTTGAGGGCTACGAAACAGTAGCCGAACGGATCGAGAAGTATTGGAATCATTATCCAGCTGGGCGAATTGACGTCAAGATCATCTTTCAGGACGGGACTCGCTACATAATTCAGACAGACATATATCGCGACATTAACGATCCGTTACCTTTCGCAACAGATTACGCCGAGGAGATTAGGTCAAGCGCAAATCGCTTCCCGCTAGAAAATGGATCAACGTCCGCAATAGGTCGAGCTTTACATACTGGCGGCTTAAGCAAGTTTAGCGAAAACAGTAATCGACCATCATTTGAGGAGATGAAGCGGGTCGAGCGCCCAATCGTTGCAGCTCCTAAAGAATTGATCCCTAATGGCTCTTATGATCCATGGGCGGTCAATAACGTAATCGCTGAAGTAGCTGGCACTTTGACCGGAACTAAATCTTGCGCCCATGGCGTAATGATTAGGAAAGAGGGAGTCGGTAAAACTGGCAAGCCTTACAAGGGCTGGGTATGCCCGGACAATGTTCGGACGTGTGCGACATGGGAATAACAAAAATAACGCTTACCAAAGATGAGGAAATACAAGCTGCGGCAGCGGCTTTCATCTGTGAGTCTAAAGGCGTGGAGAATTACTACTTTCATGACCAGTCAGCCCGAGGCAATATCCATGAGTCGATTCGGCGTACAGCTGAGGCGTTAGGTGCGGAGATAGCAGCTGCTCGATACTTCGGTATTACAGACTTTCGGCTTGAGTTAGATAAGTTTAAAATTCGAGCTGACATAGGCAATCGAATTGAAGTTAAACATACGAAATGGATCGACGGACACCTGATCTTAAGGGAAAGAGATAGGGTCGAGGACTTAGCCGTTCTAGTTTGCGGCGAATCACCTAATTACTGGGTCAAGGGCTGGATACCAATTAGAGCAGCTAAGACAAGCCGCTTCAAGCATGATAAGGATAATTCGTGGTGGGTAAGCCAGCACAATTTAAACTCAATGTCTAATCTAAAGGAGTCTAACTATGGAATCCATGAACTTTAACTGTCGAGAGTGTAAGAAAGAAACTAAACACTTAATAAGAATCGTAGATGATCGACTTCCAAAATATGTCAAAGCTTTACAATGCGTAAAGTGTACGACAACCACCATGGAACTAATGAGTGAGCAATAATGCCTAGTTACCTTTACCGGTGCGACCAATGCGGTGGGGAGCTTGAGATGAATCACCCAGTCGCTACTCATGGCGAGAGCTCACCCTTGTGCTGCTCATATCCAATGGCTCGAGTCTTTAGCGCGCCAAGTGTAATCTTTCGTGGTACTGGTTGGGGCGGTGATAAGTAATGCCATTTGCTAATCGTTATTACATGATAAAGCCACGCACTCAGATTACGAGCTGCTGTAATGAGATTCTATTTCAATATTGTTGCCGTAATTGTTATAAAGACATGGGCTGCTATTACTGCGACTTTAACTATAAAGAAGCTCATAAGTGCGATGAATAGTTATCCACAGTTAAGCAAAGTTATACACACCCTGTGGGAATCGCCCAAGGTTGCGCTCATGATTGCGCTATCCTTGACTCGGTCGGTACGATCCACTCTCTCGACGAGAGCCCCACTAGGGGCGAGCTCGCGGCGAGTCCTACTATCGGGCGTACTATGTTTAGCGGTGGCTATACCGAGTCCAACATGGGCTGATACGCAATCATCTAAGGATAGATTCAAATTATATTTACATAGTCGAGTCATTAAGGATAAGGATTACCAATGCGCTTATGCGCTATACATGGCGGAATCTAAGTTCGATAGTAGAGCTAAGAACGGATCACACTATGGGATACCACAGCTGCGTAATGAGAAGCTAAAGAACTTAGATGGTTACACCCAGATAGATTGGGGTATCAGATATATCAAGGCAAGATATGCCGGGGACTTCTGCCTAGCATGGCAACACTTCAAAGACAAGGGGTGGCATTAGATGGTTAGTGCTGTGGATAATGGATCATCGGGTAAGTGGCGCAAGCTAAGAGAGCGGATACTTAGACGAGATGGCTACATGTGCCAACAATGCGGTCAAACAGAAGGAAAGCTTCATATTGACCATATAGTCCCCAGACGCCTACAAGGGGGGGATAATGAGGATAATTTAAGAACTTTATGCCAGAAGTGTAATTTATCTAAAGGTGGGCGTTTTTTTAGTAGTGCTTTAACAC